TTACTAACAGGCGTAGTAACAACAACAGGCTTAAACTTTGAAGGTAAAATAGTAGTTTCAGGAGCATCAAGACGATTAGACACTGGTGTAGTAATAACAATTGGGTCAATAACCTTGACCTCAACTGTAGGAGGAGCACGAGCAACAGGCTCAGTACCTAAAGGAAAATTATACAAAACACGATTGTTCTCTTTGTCAGGATTATGCTCTAGACCAAAATAAGAATAAGGGTGAGTTCCATGAGCCTCATTAACCGGACGAATTTCTGGAAAAAACTCATGTGTCGCCAATCGTTGCCGAAGGGAAGACGTAGTTTTATATTTCCTCACAATCTCCATTGCAACTCTATGAGCTATTTCTTTAAAGTTTGAAGTTTGTACCTTCTTCCGCTTCAACAACTCATAATATGATTCAACATGTCTGCTAGAACATTCTTTTTTTGAGCACAACTGACCATGTTCACAAAGAGTAACAGTCTGATCCTGGAGGGCAAGATGTTGTGCATTTGCTGGGTCCGGGTCATAATATTCAGTATAAAACCATGCTCTTTGATAAGATTCGTTCTGTAAAATATCCTCAACATGCTCATTACGAGAAACTGTAACATTAACATGCCTACGTCTAAAAAACGATGTAGGAGCTGTCATGCCCGATTCGGATCGAAGGGATTTATCCGTAGCATTGGTAGCCACAATTATAAAAGGACTAGTAAAATAATTTTGCCCTTTCGCACCAAATGCCATATTTAATGACATAGGATTAGTATCCACCATATTGAGAAATTCCGCACATTGCTCACCTCGGGTAGTAGGATCGTCTACCGCTAACATCTCATCATGAACGACGCAAAAGTTTTGATCATATCCTTCCCAAAAATCAGAATTTTTTGCTTTGGTATAAACCATTGTAGGATTCCAGGGATCAGGATACAACTGAGGTAGCATCTTTTGTACAACTTCATATACGGCTTTTGGAAAAATTTGCATGGAAGCGCCCTTTCCTTGACCACCCATCCCTTGAAGATTTAGCACCGTAGGCTCACACCTTTGAGTAACAGCTATTCCTGTAGTACGCACAAGTTCGGCATGAGTCATAATATTACTCATGAGAGTATTCATATGATTATACCACTTATTATCAATACCACGCAACTGCGCTAACGCTGTCTTCCATCCAGGAGCCTGCCGCCCTAATTGGCGAACTAGGCGTCCCATCGGTTCATCAGTCAACATTAAACGAAGATTATCTGGATTTCTATAAAATTCTACTAGCTTATTACAATACAGTTCTAACTCATCTTTTTGTTCAGTATCGAGAAAAAATGGCTTGTCTGTAAAAAAAATCCAACACTTATCTACCAACCAACACGACCAAGAAGATACAGACTTAGTAACATCAGGCATCTTCTGCATAAGATTAACAATGGTCATGGTGTCACGAAGAGAAACCAAACCAATCGCCAAAGTACAAATATTCCGAACAGTTCCAAAATCCATTTGGGCCTCATGCTCTCCAATAGTCGGAAAAACACGAGACCATAATTTAGTAGTTCGTGCGGAATTAAGTGCTCCTGCAAACATTTCAATACTAGTGATAGCAAGAAAAAGAAGAGGAGACAAAACTGTGCTTTTAAACACATGTCCAACAAACAATATAAACATAGTCAAGGCCACAACAAAAACTGTTTTCATAACTATTCCGCATTGATTTGCGTACATTTCATCGGCAGCATCATTCGTTCTCTTCCAAAAGTCTTGCCAACCATCTTTGGCCCATGAAACGGTGTCAAAAAACGGTTTAAACATACCCATGACAATGTCGACGAGCCCCTGAAAGGCTCCTTTTATAACATCACGTATATAAGACAAGATACCAACTGTAGACACTCCAAAAGCTTTAATCTTAGTCATAATCATATCTGGTATAGATTTTATATAATTTGTAATAATGGCAGAAATAAGTTCATTACCACCATTTTCACATACTACCTTAGCAACGTGATTTACAGTTTCCCCTTCAGAATAAGCATTTTTGAGATCCTTCAAAGCAGAAAACAAAGTCGAAACAGTGTCTCCCAAACCTTGGGCTTCATGAAAAGTATGCTGCGCTATATGCTTAGCAAAAGTCACAGGATCTTTAAAAGCTTTTGTGGCAGTTTCATCATTAGCGAAACCTTTCCCTTTATATTTGGGGACTTTTTTCCTAGTGGACGAAGGGCGTTTCCGTTGATTAAGAATAGCCATCTTTTTAGATTCAGCAAGCTTATCCTCATCTATAACCGCCAACTTAAGTTGTTTGTGTCTATCAGCAGTGTCTAAAGAAATTTCTTTTCCTGACACAGGTGACGTGAAAGCATATTCTAAAATATGCGTAATTCGATTTTCACTGACACCACAAAAACACCTAAGAAGGAGTTTGTAATTATTGAGAACAAAAACAGTGTCTGAAGTAAACACACGACGACTATTCTGTCTATTTGGACCATCAGATCTAATAAGGTCGTATCCGTCCTTTGCTCTATTTAATAGCAAATGACAATGGAAGAGATGTCCAGGAACCGTGTCCAATTTCTTGAAATACTGATAATCCCAAAGACGGTTATTTATGCGAATAAATTTAGCTGACATTTCTTCAACCGTCCAAACACCTTTGCTCCATTCAATAGACAAGGTTCTCAATTTTAAGCGATCCTCTTCACTAATGTTGAACTCACGAAGAATTCGAACACCTTGAAAAGGAACGCATTGAAATTTATCATTATGGGTCATATCCTTGACCCATGGCCTAAAACGATTCTCATTAGGGGCAGGAAGTCCATCTTCTGTATAGAAGAACTTAGCCCACCTATCTTTTAACTTAACCTCAAGAATAGGCAAACTTTTTAAAATTCGCCACCATCTATCAGAATAAGAGTCGATAGGTAATCGTTCTACATGTTCCGTTCCAAAACCATCTGTATATATTTCTTTAATATACCCAGTTTCCGCTATAGCTTGAGGGATTCGTGAATTGATGGGAAATACATACCCATCAACCCATTGATCACTGCTAAAAGCTATGAGATCTGGTCTAACATCCAACAGATTATTGTAAGGAAGGAAACGAGGAAGAATACGAGGCACATAAAAATCACCATTAGGACGAGTTTTTAGCTCCGTAACTTCCAAAACAAGACGATGTTCGAGAAATTCTTTGAATCCAGAATCACCCAAAAATTCCACTTCATCAGTGTGAATATCGGATTCTCCGTTGTATTCAAAGTGTATATCCACACTTTCATCAGAAAAATCTTCTTGTTGAAATTTGATATCATTTCTAAGGCCGATATCATTACCATTAACGATTGTAAAATCTTTAGAGCACGACGTTTTACGCTATGCCACATCTAAACTACTAACCGGTGGCTCTGAAGAACTAGTTTAAGGCCGGTTGTGTATTGAAATTATCTCAAACCGATTCAAACCTAACTAGGTAGAAAGTAGCTGACCCCACGATGTCGTGCAGAGTTTCAGCAGGAAAAGGACCTATGGAATCCCCATCCCTGAGAACTGCCCCGTATCAGAGACAGAACGCGTAGGCTCTGGTGGAGTTGTTTAATTGACTAAATATTATTTCTCTAAAAGAGAGACCTTATTATCACGTGCAATATATCCGGGATCGCCCGGCGCTAAAGTTGGGAACATACAGTATGTCGTTTTCACCATAGTCTCGTTTAACTATGATTACTATGTTCCAGACCTATATCGCTATATACAATTTTTAACCGTGTTTTATCTTCTAGCACTCTTTTAAATACATAATAAAAAGACGAATGGCGAGGCTAAACCTCAACTGTTGTGGAATTTGCTCACAACAATCTTTACCTAATGCCAAACTATTTAGCTGTGACTTACAACAGGCAATAAATCTGTTGTATGGATCTGATGTTTCCTTAGCCGAAGCTGGTCCTACATCATAAAAGACCAATTTGATATTCGTAACACCTAGACATGATCGTCTAAGTCTACTGGAATAAATTTCAAAGCGAACCATGAAATCTAAACCATCTTGTTATCGTACAAGACGCTTTCACACGCCCTAAACGTGATTATCACACTATAATAAACAAAGTTTGAAATCTGATTAATCGTCAGATAACTCTATATATTATACAGAAAACCAGAAAGTTCTTTTCATTGAGCTTACAACATCTCTACTGTCTTTACAGTAGTACTTAGAAAGATATTTATACTCCTCTTTGCAGTTTACGAGTCGGGATGTTTCACCCTGTTTTACCTAACCTATGCTTGAATATACTTGAATCGCACACTTACAATATCGCGAACACTCTCTTGATATTGCAATTAATGTGAAAATAGATTGTTCGAATCTAAATTCTAAAGAGTTAATTTGCATTAGACACAAATTAATACTCACCAAAATGATTTTGACATATGCTTGTAATAATCTCTTTTGAGTTAATAAAACTTACATATGTG